GCTGTACGCCAGCGCGCGTGAAATTCTGCAAGATGCGCGACCGTGGAGGGGGTCAAAACAGCAGGGGACCGACCGCCGCGCGCAAATTCACGAGACGACGAGCACACGAAACGCCGTAAATCACGGCATTACAAGACAAAAACAACCAGGCATGACGGGCGGGACCATGTTCGACAATCTAAAGACGATCGACGCCGCCGAGCTAACGCTAGACGCCGCCGAGTTTGCTTGCGAAGCCGCCGACGGCATGGCGCTAGACGACGGCCGGCTAGTGACCGCCGAATTCAAGCGACAACGCGAAGCCGAGGAAGCGACCGGCGAAACGCTCACCGAGATCAAAGGCGAGATCGTGCTAGACACGCGCGACATACGCCGGAGCTTCCTAGACAAGCGCCGAGCCGCGCACGCCGCCGAGGTTATCGAGACAATTCCGCGACCCGACGAAGGCCGCCACATGATCGTTGGCGGGAGCTTCGCGCTATTCGATTGCCTAGCCGCCGTGCTGCAAATCGCCGCGACGACCGCCGACGAGGTAACCATCTCGACGCTTGGCTTTAGCCGCTTGAACGTGCTAGCGCTCTGCAAGCTGTTAGACGCCGGAACCGTCGGGCGGATTGTGCTAGCGTGTTCGCACTACTTCGCCGCGAGTTCAAAACCTATTTGGCAAATCGCAACCGAGCAGTTAACCGAGAAGCGCGGCCAACTGGTGATAACGTCGCGCACTCATGCCAAAATTCTCGCGATCAAACTAGCCGACGGCCGAGCGGTTACGGTCGAATCGTCGGCAAACTTGCGCAGTTGCTCGAACATTGAACAGATGACCGTATACGGATGCCCGAGGTTGTACGACTTTCACGCCGCTTGGATTCGAGGTTTAGCCAAATGAAACCGGGACCAAAACCAAAACCGACCGCGCAGAAAAGACTAGCCGGCAACCCAGGGCAACGCCGCCTATCGGACGACGAGCCGACGCCCGAGGTAGCAGCGCCGGAGCGCCCCGCATTCTTGAGCGAGGCCGCCGCCGCCGAGTGGGACCGGACCGCGCCGAAGCTAGTAGCAATGGGCGTGCTTAGCGCCGCCGACGCCGCCGCGCTTGCCATGTATTGCGAGTTTTATACGCGATGGCAGGAGGCCGAGAAGAAACTACGCGAAGGCGGGGCCGTCGTGAAGGTCAACGGGCAGGTTATGCCGTCGCCTTATTTGAGCGTCGCGAACAAGGCCGCCGACATGCTGCTAAAGCTGACCGCCGAATTCGGATTGACGCCGAGCGCCCGCACACGAGTACGCGCGACGAAGGCCGGAGCAAAGCCGAGCGCCGACGCGAAGCCGAAGCGCGGAAAATGGGAGGGTATTTTGAAGATGCCCGGCCAGGAGCAGCAAACCGGATGAAGTACAACGCCGCCGCACGTCAGGCGATCGCATTCATTGAAAACCTAACGCTAGTCGGCGACCGCTCAGGCGATCCGGTTAAGCTGTTGCCGTTCCAAAAAGAAATCATAGCGACCATTTTTGGAAAGACCGACAAGCAAGGCCGCCGACTAATCAAGCGCGTCTTTCTATTCCTACCGCGCAAGCAGGCGAAGACGTTCCTTGTGGCTTGCATCGTGCTCTATTGGCTATTGGGCCGAGGGCTGCGCGGGCAACAATGCTTTTCCATCGCGAACGACAAAGAGCAGGCCGCGCTATTGTTCCGCATGGCCGCGCAGATTCTTGAGCAAGACCCCGAGCTTTTAGAAGCCGCCGAGATTGTGCCGAGCACGAAGCGCATAACAGTACCCGCCGCCTATTCCTATTACGCCGCGCTATCGAGCGAGAGCACGACGAAGACCGGGCGCGACTCGTCGCTAGTGATAATCGACGAGGCGCAGGATATTCGCAACGTCGACCTAATCAAGAACGTCACGACGGGCCGCACAAACCGCGAAGACTATTTGACTATCTTCGTCGGCACCGCAGGCAAGCGCAAAGACACGCCGTTCTACGCCGAGTACGAATACGCCCGACAGTGGAAGGCAGGCATTATCAAAAATGAGAACTACGCCGCGTGGATTTACGAGGCCGACGAGGGCGACGACTGGGAGAGCGAAGCGACTTGGCGGAAGGTAATGCCCGCCTATGGCAAATTCTGCCGGGCCGCGAGCGTGCGCGAAGAATACGAACTCGCGAAACAGATGGAGCACAAGAAAGCCGACTTTCAGCAGTACCTATTGAACATCTGGCAAATATGGGGCGGCGTGAAATGGGTCACCGATGAAGACTGGATGGCGAACGCAGCGCCGCCGCTTGGAGACGCCGCCGAGTATTGGGCAGGCTTCGACGGCGCGAGCGTGCGCGATACGTCGTCGCTTGTTTTATACGGCCGGAACTCGCGCGGCTTGTGGGACGTTATTCCCTTTATTTGGGTGTGCCGCGCCCAGGTTGAAGAGCGCACCGGGACCGACTTTAGCTATAGCGCGTGGGAGCGTAGCGGCTACCTTCGAGTGACCGAGGGCAGTAGCCAAAACCAAGACGAGATAGCCAAGCAGATCGAAGAAATTGCGACCCGCTACAAGATTCGGCAAACGTCGGTTGACCGCGCCGGGCTATCGTGGCTCAGCGGCAAGTTTCAAAAAATGGGGATGAACCCCGTCGGATTCTCGCAGGCGCTCATGGCGCAGACGGAACCAATCAAACAGCTAGAGCGGCAGATTCTACGCCGCGAGCTATGCCACGGCGGGCACCCGGTATTGCGTTGGATGGTCAACAATATCAAGACCTTCACCGACGGCGCGGAAAACGTGAAGTTTCACAAGAAGGCGAGCGAAGACAAAATCGACGGCGCGCAGGCGCTAGCAAACGCCGTCGGGATTGCCTTCCCCACGCTCACCGCCGAAGAATTCGGCATCGGCGAGAGCGTGTACGAGTCGCGCGGCTTGCTCGTGCTGTAGCGCCGCATAGATAAGACCATGCTAAAAGCACTACTTCGCCGCGTGTTCCGATCGCTCGAAAATCCGTCGCAATCGCTCAGCGGTTGGCGCGCCGGGCCGAACGTGCTAGCCGGCGTCGATATTGATGAAACGTCGTGCCTATCTCACTTGCCGGTATACGCCGCCGTGAATCGCATTGCGAGCGACATGGCGCTATTAGACCCGCAACTAGAAGACACGCAGGCCGACGGCACGCGCCGCATTGCTTCCGAGCACCCGCTAGACCGGATTCTCTCAGTGACGCCGGACGGCGAAATCACTTCCGACCGTTGGCGACAATCACTATTCGGGCACGTTAGGACGTGGGGCAATTCATACCACGAGATCGAGTACGACGTAGCGACGTGGACGGTTAAGGCCGTGCACATCTTGAACCCTAGCCGGATGAAGGTAAACCGCACCGAGCTAGGAGCGATCGACTACGAGTACCACGACCAGCGCGGCGGCGTGACGCACCTACCGCCGTGGAAGGTTCTACACTTCGCCGGGCTAGGCTTCGACGGACTCGTGGGGTATAGCCCGATTGCACTAGCGCGCGAGACGCTTGGACTAGGCAAGGCCGCCGACCTATTCGGCGCGTCGTTCTTCGGACAGGCCGCACGCCCGGCCGGCATGTTGAAGACAACCAAGAGCCTAAGCGAGCAGGCCGCGAAGCGACTGCGCACCGACTTCGAGCAGATGTACGCCGGCGTTTTTAATACCGGGCGCATCATCGTGGGCGAAGACGGGATGGAGTTTGTACCTATCTCGATTCCGCCGAACGATGCGCAGTTTATCGAAACGCGCAAGATGAGCATTGAAGACGTGGCGCGGCTTTTCGGCATTCCCGCGCACAAAATCGGAGGCCCGGCGGCGACCGGCAACATCGAAGAACAAAACATTGACTACCTGCAAAGCACGTTGCTAGGGCTTTGCAATATGTTTGAGGGCGAAGTTAGATTGAAGCTGTTAAGCGGCCCAGGCGATCGAACGCTTCGAGTCGCGCACGACTTCAAAAAGCTATTGAAGGCGAACGCCGCCGCGCGTGCTCAGTACAACGCTACCGCGATTCAGTGGGGTTGGGCGACCCGCAACCGCGTCGCCCGCGATGAAGGCTACGCGCCTTACAAGGGCGGCGAAGCGCCTTTGCTTCCGTTGAACATGGTACAGATCGGCCCCGACGGCTTGCCGCTTCCGAACCCGACGCCGCCGCAACCGGCAACCCCGACGACGGCCGCCGCCGCTTCGAGCGCGACCGACCTAGCCGGACTCGTGCGCAGCCTGATCGACGAGGCCCGCGAAGCGCGAGCGATCGCCGCGCAGCCGAGCACGACCGCGAACGACGGCGCAGCGCTGGCCGCCGTGCAAGCGATCGCCCGCGCCGAGCTATGCCGAGCACTACGCCGCGAGGCCGCCGCGATCGCCCGAGCCGCCGCACGGCCGAACTTCCGCGAAGCGATCCCCACGCTATGCGAAGAACACCGCGCCTATCTAGCCGAAGCTATGGCCCCGAGCCTAGCCGCGCTGGCAACCGTGGGCGGTATGCAGATCGACGCCGCCGCGCTGGCCGCCTCGTGGAGTGAGCGCAGCGCCGCCGACCTGCACGAACTCGAAGCCGTGACGATCGCCGCGCAGCGCCCGGCCGCCGTCGCCGGGCTAGCCGAGCTATGGCGATCGCGCATAGATACGGCATGGCACACGCAAGCAAAGAGCGCCGCTATCTGACGCAAGAACTTCGAGCGAAGCGCAGCACCGGCGGCGCGACGATCGAAGGCTACGCGGCGAAGTTTGGAATCGTCAGCGAAGACCTAGGCGGCTTCCGCGAAGTGCTTTTGCCGGGTTGCTTCGACTTGGCAGGTTCGCCCGACGTAATTTGCAACTATGAGCACGACGATTGCGCGATCCTAGGGCGCACTTCGAGCGGCACGCTAAAGATTGCCGCCGACGAGGTAGGGCTACGCTTCGAGTGCTCAGCGCCGCCGACCGCGCTAGGTAACGACGTTTGCGCGTTAATCGAGCGGGGCGACCTGAAGGGCAATTCTTTTGCCTTCGAGGTATCCGAGAACGGCGAAGAATGGGGCAAAGCCGACGACGGCTTACCGCTTCGCAAAATCACGCGCTGCCTGTTATACGACGTGGCCGTAGTCGTTCACCCCGCCTACGCCGACACCGAGCTAGCGCTACGCAGCTTGGCGCAGGCGCAGAAGCCGCCGACCCCTCGAAACGTGAATTGTGCGGCGCGGCTACGGCTCGCCGAGGCTTGCGCATAGATAGACCGCGCAGGCGAACGACGAACGGACACCTAGCGCAATACCTCCAAGTATTCGCAAGCAAGGTTATCCACCATGTCGGCAGCAATCATCGAGAAGCGTAAGCAGCGGGCCAAGAACGTACACGACGCCCGCGCGATCCACACCCGCGCCGAAACCGAAAAGCGCGATATGAGCGCCGAAGAGCGCAAGAACTTCGACGACCTCATGGCGACCGTCGACACGCTCGCCGACGAAATCGCGTTGTTGAAGGCAGGCGAAGAAGGCGAAGAAGAGCGCGACGAAGACGAAGACAAGAAGAAGGCCGACGCCGAACGGCTCGAAGCCGCCGAGGCCGCCGCCGAAGAAGACGGCAAGCGCGGCGAACGTCGCGCCCCTCGTGGCGCGCCGGAACAACGCGGCGGCAACGACCGCGAGCAGCGCTACGCCGTCGCCTACCGCAACTGGCTGCGCAGCGGCATCGAAACCCGCGACCTTTCCCTAGGCACGAACAACGCCGGCGGCTTCCTCGTGACGCCGACGCAGATGAGCAAAGACCTAGTCGTCGCGCTCAACAATCTGGTGTTCGTGCGCGGCTTGTGCGACATCGAGACGTTGACCGAGGCCAAATCGTTAGGCGTGCCCCAAATCACGACCGACGTAAGCGACGCCGATTGGACCGCCGAAGTGCCGACGCTCACGGCCGATACGTCGCTCGTGCTGGCCCGCCGCGACTTGTCGCCTAACTTGCTCTGCAAGTTGGTGTTGGCTTCGCACCGCCTGTTGAACAACAGCGCGCTGCCCGAGCAAGTTATCATGCAGCGGCTTGCGTACAAATTCGCCGTCAGCGAAGAAAACGCATTCTTGAACGGCAGCGGCAGCGGGCAACCGTTGGGCATGTTCACGGCGAGCGCGTCGGGCATCCCGACGAGCCGCGACGTGACCGCCGCGAGCACTTCGACGTTCACGGGCGACGAGCTTATTAACGTCACAATGTCGATCCCGGCGCAGTACGCCAAGTCGGCTAGCTTCGGCTGGATCATGCACCGCGACGCCGTGAAGATCGCGCGCAAGCTGAAGGACGGCCAAGGCCAGTACCTTTGGCAAATCGGTATTGGCAACGATCGGCCGGACACGCTGTTAGGCTACCCGCTTTACCAAAGCGAGTACGCCCCGAACACGTTTACGACCGGGCTTTACGTCGCCTTGTTGGGCGACATGAAGTCCTACAAAATCGCCGACGTGGCAAACATGGAGGTTCAACGCCTCGTGGAACGCTACGCCGACAGCAACCAAATCGGCTTCCTGGGCCGCCGCTATCTCGACGCTTCGCCGGTTCTCGCAAACGCCTTCGCGCGGCTGAAGTTGGCATAGTCTCAAACCCTATCCGGCGGCTTGGCGTCGTCGGTCGCTCCGAGGCCCGGCGGGAGTAAATTCCCGCCGGGCCTTTTCGTGCGCATAGATATTCCAGACCGAACAACACAACCCCGCCCCCACTGGTGACACATGGCCGCAGATTCGACGATCGCCGCGAAGGTTCAACACGTTGACGGCGGCAACCGCTTAGTTATTGCGTCGGGCGGAACGCTCGAACTCGCATCAGGCGCGGCGCTCAGTCTGCCCGCCGGTACGGCCGCCGCCGGTAGCGCCCCGCTGAAACTGCCCGCCGGCACGGTTATGACCACGCCCGAGCCGGGCGCATTCGAGACGGACGGCACGGCGTTGTACTGGACGAACGGCGCAGGCGTGCGCAAGACCATCACGATTACCTAAGCAGGCCGCCGGACACGAGGCCCGACGAAGACGCCGCGCGATCGCTCGACGTTCACCACTAGGGACACGATGAGCAATAACCTTTACGCGCAGCACGTTATACCGTCCGGCCTTGTGGTCGTGACGCCGCCGGCTTCCGAACCCGTAACCGTCGCCGAGGCCAAGTTATGGATTCGGCAGGAAACGGACTTCACCGCCGACGACGGACTAATAGCCGAACTAATCCAGACGGCGCGAGTATTCGCCGAGGCGCACCAGCGCCGGACGTTGATTCAAACGACGTGGGGTTATTCGCTCGATTGTTTCCCGTCGGGCGGTTGGCAATGGACGCAGCCGGGCGGGGCTATCTTTCTCCCCATGCCGCGACTCGTGAGCGTTACGAGCGTTGTCTATGTCGACCAGACCGGCGCGACGCAGACGCTCAACAATACGCGATACACCGTGGACACGCGATCGCAGCCGGGCCGGATCGCGCCTATCTTTGCGCAGCCGTGGCCGGTTGTACGACCGCAGGCCGCCGCCGTCGTCGTAACCTACATAGCGGGCTACGCGAACGCCGCCGCAGTACCCGCGCCGACGAAGACCGCTATCAAACAACTCGTGGCGCACTGGTACAGAAACCGCGAAGCCGTCGGCAACGCAGGCGACGAGGTTGCGCTATCGGCTAAGCGATTGCTAGACGCCGACGCCGTGGGAGGGTTGTACTAACACCGTGGCCGACGACCTGCACGCGATCGACGCCGGTTCTCTGCGCTTCCGCGTGGACATACAGACCAACGCGCCGACGACCACGAGCAAAGGCGAACATCTCGACGACTGGACGACGACCGTAACCCGTTGGGCGAGCATCACCCCGGCCGCCGGGCAATTCTTCACCGCGAGCGAACAGATTCGGAATTCGGTATCGCACAAAATCGTGATCCGATACTACGGCGGATTGACGCCGCGCCACCGTCTCAAATTCGGTAGCCGGATTTTCTCGATTCTCTCCGTACTCGACGAGGGCGAACTACACGCGCGGCAAACGATCCTAGCGACCGAGGTAGTCTAATGTCGTGCTGCACACTCGGCGCGCTTGCGTCACCGCTTCCGCTTCCGCTGGCCGTCGCCGTATGCCCGACGATCGAGCTTAGCGACTACACCCTAGAAGCAGGATTGAAAACCTACCTACTAGGCAGGGCCGCTATCTCGTGCCTCGTGGCCGCGCGCATGTTCCCCAAGAACGTACCGCGCGACGTAGAGCGCGCCGGATACCCTTGCATAGTCTACGACGTAACCGAAGCGCCAAACGAAGCGATAACCGGGCAAGCAGGTTCCGCCGTCGCGCAAGTGGACTTGCATTGTTGGGCGACCACGTTTGAGGCCTCGACGTTGATTGCAAAAGCCGTGCGCCCCGCGCTGCAAGGCTTCCGAGGTTGGGCCGGCTTGGCGGGAATCATCGCGAGCAAGTACGAAAGCACCGACGACGAAGACCAAGAACCGAAGGACGACAGCGGCGCTTATTGGTACTGCCGGACGCTTACCTTTTCCATTGTCTACGTCGTGCCGCTTCACACGTTCTAGCGCCGCGCATAGATAGACCGACGCACACACCGCACAGGACAAAGACAAATGCCGTTTAACTTCACCATTCCCGGCTTAGGTTGCGAGGTTTCGTATTGCACGACCGAGGGCGGCACCTACGTTGACGTGGGGCAGCTAAAGTCGATCGACGGGACCAACTCCGAGGTTGGCATGTTCGATAGCACGGGCCTTGCGTCGGCCGCCGGCGAACAAATCCCGACGCTTTTCCGCGCGGGCGAATTCGGCTTTAAAGTGATCTTCGACCCGGCAAATACTACGCACGTCGCGCTACACGCCGCGCACGTCGCGAAAACTCTGCTTTACTGGAAACTGACCTACCCTAACCCCGTCGGCCCCGGCGCGTCGGCACCCGGTAGCCCGAAGGTTTATTCTTTCCCCGCGTGGGTTAAGTCGTTCGCGACGAGCGGCTACGAAGTAGAGGGCGGCATCGAGGGCGCTTGCGGGCTTGCAATCACGGGAGCCGTGACGCTTGGCTAATCTCCGCGACCGCCTGAAGGAAACCACGAAGCCGCGACTTGTGCCGACGACGCTAGCCGGCGTCGCTTGCTTCCTGCGCCGTTGGAACGAGCGCGAACAGATCGAATGGGCGATTGAATGTCAGACCGCCGCAAAGGAAGACTTCGACGGCGATAAAGTCGACTTCTACACGAAGTGCAAGGCGATTGCCCGCAGCCTATGCGACGAGCACGGCGAGCTAGTGTACGCCGACTATCTTGAAGTCGCCGAGCACGATAGCGACGCGCTCGACCCCGTTTTCGACGAGGTGATCGCGCTGCAATCCCGAGCGAACGCCGACGCTAAAAAAAACTAGCGGCTAGCGTTACGCTCGATTTTTGCCTACGACTTGCGCGCGAGCTTGGCTACACGCTGCGCGACTTGCTCGACAGCATGGGCGAAGGCGAGCTAGAGCTATGGTATGAGCACGCCAAAGGACAACCGCTTACCAATTCTTGGTTGCAAACCGGAGTAATCGCGAGCACCGTTGCGAACTACGCCGGGCGCATCGCTACGAAGTTTGCCGACGCGGAAATGTATTGCCCGATCTATCGCGACCCGCAGACGCCCGCGCAGTTAGAAGCCGCCATGCTGGCCGCATTCGCCGCCGGCGGTATCGAGGTTATCGACACCCGACCGAAGGAGGCCGCCGCGTGATCGACTTCACCTGCAAGGTAGACGACAGGGCGCTAATCAAACAGCTTGAGGCGCTAGGACCGAAGTGCAAACCGATTTTGCGAAAGGCGCTACGACCGCTGGCCGCCGAGGTAAAAAAAGCCGTAAAGCCGCTAGCGCCGAAACGCACGGGAGCGCTACGCAAGTCGCTAGCCGTCGTGCCGATCAAAAGCCGCCGCTTTTATACGATCGGCTTCCGCATATTCAGCCGCTACAAGAGCACCGACGGCGGCAAACCGAAAGCCTACGCATTCGCGCCGGAGTACGGAGTAAAGAAAGGCCGAGGCGTGCAACCGGGCCGCGAATTCTTCAAGAAGGGGGCCGCGATCGCCGCCGCCTACGTTCCCCGCTGCAAACAAGCGATCGCCGACGCGATCGCCGCCGCATTCAACAAGTAGAAGGCGTGGCATAGATAGAACATGGCACGCTCAGCGTTAAACGTACTTGTCGGCGCGACGATAACCCCGCTGCAAAAGCAGTTAAAGAAGGGCGTCGGCCTCGTCAAAGACTTTGGACGGAACGCGAGCAAAGCCGTTGCCGGTTCCGGCGGCATCGGGGGCGCGATCGCCGGGCTAGTCGGCGGCGTGACCGTCGCCGCCGGGCTGAAAATGGCAATAAGCAAATATCGCGAGGCCGAGACGGCAGGCGCACGGCTCACGAGCACGCTAAAGGCCGGAGGGAACGCCGCCGGAGTATCGACCGGGCAGGTTCTAGGCTTCGCCAAGCAAATGCAAGCGACGACCGGAATAGCCGTTAGCGCGACTATGGCCGCCGCCGCCGAGCTAGGCAAAGTCGACAACATCAAAGGCCCGAACTTCAACGAAGCGATTAAGCAGGCCGCGAACTACGCCGCCGTCGTCGGGGGCGACGTGACGAGCGCGAGCAGCACACTAGCCGGAGCGCTGAAGAACCCGCGCGAAGGATACCTAGAACTGGCCGCCGCCGGCGTGCGCTTTTCCGACGCGCAGATTGACGCGCTACAGACCATGCAAGCAACGGGCGACATGGCCGGAGCGCAAAACGTAATTCTCGAAGCGATGCGAGCGCAATACGAGGGAGCCGCCGAGGCCGCCGGTAACACGCTCGACGGTTCGATTAACAAACTTTGGGGCAGCGTAACAAATTTAGCCGCGACGATCGGCGAAGCGCTGGCCCCGTATCTAAAGGCCGCCGTCGGCACGCTGACCGAGTGGACCGCCGGACTAGACACCGCCGCGACGAAAAACAGCGCGATAGAAGCCGCCGCCGTCGCCGTCGGTTGGGTTGTCGACGGTATGCAAGTGTTAAACGCCGCGTGGAAAGCAGGCGAAGCGATCGCCGCCGGACTTATCGCCGTCCTAACGACCGGGTTTAAGTGGGCGACGCAGGCCGTTCTAGCCGTCGTCGAAGCGCTCGAAATGATCCCCGGCACGAGCAAGACGAGCAGCGCGGCTATTAAGTCTTTCCTAGCCGACGTGGAAGGCTTCGAGGCCGCCGCATACCAGAACACCGCCGACGCCGCCGACGCTGTTAGCGAAGCGTGGGCGAAGCCGTGGGAGTCGACGAAGACTAGCCAATTCTTCACGAAGGTTGCGACCGACACGAAGAAGACCGCCGCCGCCATGACCGAGCTAGGCGGCGCTATCAAGGCCGGCCCCGTGGGCGCGATGAAGCAGCTGAGCGCCGAGGCGATCGAAGCACAGAAAAGCGCTACCGGCATGGTGCGCGAGATGAAGCAGAAACTTGAAACCTTCGGAATGGACGACTGGCAATCGCAGGCCGCCGCGCTAGAGAAGAAAGGCGCGACCGCCGGGCAGGTTGGCGACGTTAAAAAACTCGGCGCACAGTTGAAGGGCAAAGAACTAGCCCAATCACTAGAGACGCCGTTTGAGAAATTCGGGCGCGAGATGAAGAAGCTATCGGACCTAGCCGCCGCCGGCGGTATTGGCGGCGTCGACCTGGAGCGCGCGAAGACGGCGCTAGTTAGCGACCTGCAAGGCGCACTACCCGACGAGAAGATAAGCGCAGGCGGTCCGATCATGGCCGGCTCACAGGAAGCGCGAAGCGCCTTATTGAGTTACCAAGGATTGTCGCGCAAGAACGACCCGGCGACGCAGGCGCTAAAGCTGCAAGAGCGCCAAGCAGAAGACCAGAAGCTAGCGACGCTTTATCTACGCAAACTGGCGACCGGCGGCGGCGGGCTATTACCCGCGCCCGCATTCTAACCGAGGCAGTAGACGTTATGGCCGTCGTTGACGTTATCGAGCAATCACACCTACGAGCAGGCACCGCGCCGTATAACTCGCCCGGTACATCGGTGCGCGTGTTCCTCGTGGTAACCGACAGCAAGGAAAACGACGACGGACTAGCATTGTCGACGACGGCGGTAGGGGCCGACGGCAGTACAATACCGACACAGCGCGACCCACACCCGACGCGAGCTATCTTGCGCGTCGCTGACAAGTCGGCGCGGCAGGCCGACGACAAAAACGGACTTATCTGGGAGGTAACCGTAAGCTATGCCTATTTGCCGCCGTTCTATTACCCGTGGGACGAACCCGCAATAACCAGTTGGGACGCAACGAGCGTAGACACGCTATTTGAGCGCGACATAGACACCGGGAAACATATCAAGAACAGCGCCGGGCAACCGTTCGACCCCGCGCCGACCGTGTTGCGTTACGACAGCGTGTTGACCGTCACAAAGAACCTGGAGACGTTCGCCGAATCGGTAATAAAGACCTACGGCGGCACGTTGAACAACGCGACGTTCAAAGGTCACGCGCAAGACTACGTCATGTGCGTGCCGCCGAAGGTATCCGACCAACTCTACACTTCGCCGCTTGGCGTAATCACGACCTACAAAGCCGTGACGCTTCAATTCTTATTCCGCAATCCTGATATTGGTATCAGTTGGCAACCGAAGCTATTAGACGCCGGATTCTGCAAGCTAGTTAGCGGCTCCCTCGTGCCTATCACGATCGGAGGCCGCGAGCCGACGACGCCGGTTCCCCTCGACGGTTCCGGTATGCCGCTTGAGCCGCCGACGGACACGCCGACCTTTATTGACGCGCGCGGCTATCCCCGCTCGACGTTCGCTACGCTTCTAGCGCTCGTGGGGTTGTAATGCCCGAGCAAATCTACGGACTCACGAAGTCGCAGCTAGAGCGGATTGTTGCCGGGCTAAAACGCCTGGAAGCGATGCCGCGCGGCCAAGGTAGCGGCGCGAGCAACTATCGACCGAGCGGCTACAACGTCGCGAAGTTTAAGCTACAAGAGAACCTGACCGACGCCGGCGAGGCAGACGCGAAATTCTGGTACGACAGCACCGAGGGCGACGAGGTGAAAATTCAGCCGTTCGGCGTGGGCGGCACCGTTGCCACAGGCGAGATTATCGCCGCGTTTTGGTGGGACGGCGCGTGGCACTTCCTAGCCGCCGAGAGTTGCCCGAGCGAATAAATGGTAATACCTTCGCGCTGCTGTTGTGGCGGTTGCCGACTTTGCGCCGGTACGTCGGAGGTGCCCGACTATCTGACGCTAATATTGTCGGGCGCGGTCGACTTCGACTGTGCGGTTGCCGACGCCGCTTGCGATAACGAGCCGTCGCCGCTTTCCCCGTTCGCAAGTATCAACGGCGAGCACCAACTAGATTACAGCGCGTCGCTAACCGCCGCGAACGCCGGAGGCAATCCCTGCATTCGCTGGTATGAATCGGAACCGTTCGCCTATGGCGACTTCCTAGCGTCAACGGTTGGCGCGCCCGACTGTATCGTAGCGAGCGGCTACACAATCACGTTCGCCGCCGAGGTTGTCTACGTCAGCGGGCCGGACGTGCTGGCCGTTTACCTATATACCTACATAATGACGGACGAAGGGGTTCGCTACTACTCTGGAATAACGAGCACCGTAGAAGCCGACGACATGGCTTGGCTATGCGATAGCGAGCTAACATCGGACGAGTGGACGAACCCCGGCTATGATTTTTACGCGACGACCGGCGACGGCTACCCCGATGCCTACCTAGTGCGCTTTAATCTTGGAGATTGTGCCGACGAGGTAGTAGCGAACCCCGTAGCTATCCAAATGAGCCGATCGGCGGGAGGCTTTACTCCATGACGCCCGACCGCGTTATTTTGATCGGCGGCGCGGAGTATGTTATCGCGCGGAGCAACGGCCGCGCCGCCGTGCTCGTGCGGAAGGATTCGGCACCGATCGCCGAGCCGAAGCCGCAGGCGAAGACGTTCGCGGCGCTGGCGACCGATTGCCCGCTACGAGGCGCGACCGTCGGCGCAATCCGTTGCGGTTGCGGGGGCGGCGTGCAAACGATCGAAGTGGCGACGTGCGAGCTAGCGACCGAGGCCGGCGGCACGGGACATTGTACGCCGCGCAACATCGGCAACGGCAAAACGTGGGAGGCTATCGGCGTATCTACGCGCCCGAGGGCTTGCAGCACCTGCACGCCGCCGAGCGCATAGATAGAGCATGGCACAAAAGTTATTAAATTCGGCCGCGAGCACGTTGGCCGCCGCGATTACCGACGCCGCTACGTCTATCGTCGTCGCAGACTCGGCTACCTTCCTGCCGGGCACGGACGGAAGTTTCCGCGTGAAGATCGACGACGAGCTAATTATCGTCACGTCGATTAGCGGCAACACGCTGACCGTGACGCGCGGAGCCGAAGAAACCACGGCGATCGGCCACGACGCGAACGCTACGGTTCAAGCCGTGCTCAGCGCCGCGAGCTTGTCGGCCGCGATCGCCGAGGGGGGCGGCGGCGGCGGTCCCTTCTATGATGAAGACATTGCCGCAGACGCCGACATTGACGGCAGCAAATTCGCCAATGAATCTATTACCGGCGCGAAACTGGCTACCGGCGCAGCCGCCGAGAACATCGGGAACGGCCAGATTGTCGAAGCGATGCTTGCCGACGACGCGGTAACGGCCGCGAAGCTAGCCGCCGGCGCTGCCGTGGCAAACATCGGCGCGGGAGGGATTACCACCACGCAGCTAGCCGCCGGTGCGGTCGACTTGACAACGCATGTCAGCGGCTTGCTACCGCTCGGCAACGTAGACGTTTCCGAAGGCGCGCTAGTCGTCGGCAGCGGATCGAACGCCGGCACGTTGTTGACGCTCGCCGCCGGCCAAATAGTTATTGGCGACGCGACCGGGAAGGCCGTAGCCGTCACGATGAGCGGCGACGCGACGATTGACGAAACCGGAGCCGTTACCGTCGCCGGAGGTTTTAGCGGCGATTATGACGACCTGAACGGCGCGCCCGATTCGCTAGCGGACTTTATCAACGACATTACCGGCGGAACGGTCGCGGGCGCAATTCAATTCCGCAGCGCCGAGGGGGAATTCGCCGGAGACGACTTGGCACGAACCGACGGCTCGGGCGGACTCACCGCTGTTCAATACAATTTCAACAATCCGTCAGCCGCTAGCCCCTGCATCTACGCAAACGGCAGCCACGAGACGACGGTTGAGAGCATTAACGGGCTATGGTTGATCCCGAATAAGAACGACCTCGCATTAGGCACCGTGTTTGCCGGTGGCGCTGGCCTATTTACGAAGCAGATCGGATTGCAAGGCGCTAGCCCGAAGATCGTTCTTAACGACTTCCCGCCGCCTTCTGCCGGGCAAGTGCTCACCGCCGATGCGTCGGGAATTCTTTCCTACGCTTACCCCGTTCAGATCACCGCAAGCCGCGCCGCAGTATCCAACGGCTCAGGGCTAATAACGGCATCGGCGACGACCGCAACCGAGCTAGGCTATCTATCGGGCGTTACGTCGGCAATCCAAACGCAACTAACCGCGAAGGCGGCGGCGGCTATCACGATCAGCACGACCGCGCCACTTTCGGGCGGCGGCAACTTGTCGGCAAATCGCACGCTCACGATTGCCGACGCCGCAGCCGACGGAACGACGAAGGGCGCGGCCGCATTCAATGCAACGAACTTCTCGGCCTCGTCGGGCATCGTTAATACAATTCAGAACATCGACACGACGGCCGCGCCACGGTTCGCACGATTGGGGCTAGGCGCTGCCGCCGATGCCGTCAATATGTTCACGCTCACGCAACCGGCCGCGACGAGCGGCAGCCCGAGCGCCGCAGTTATCACGAGCGGCGCGCACACCGCGTTGACGGCTTCAACCGAAGCAATCGACGAGAACCACAACCACGCGCGAACGGTTCAGTTTTCGACCGGAGCGCTAGCAACTCAACGCGCCGTTGTCTATCAGGCTCCGACCTATGCGTTTGTCGGCGCTTCGACGATTACGAACGCCGCCACGGTTGCGATTACCGGCGCGCCCGTAAAAGGCACGAACGCGACAATTAGCAACACGCACGCGCTATTAATTCAAGCTGGCGCAGTTTCAACGGCAGCGGCTTCGTTTGGCTTGACCGTCAACACGCAGACCGGCGGCACGGCTAATTACTGCGCCGCGTTTCTTGGCGGCGCTGTAGGGATTGGAACGTCTGCCCCAACGTATACGCTTGACGTGTTCGGCGGTATTCGAGCTACCGGCGGTATTACCGTCACAAACAACAACACTTTCAACGGGCCGAACGGCAATTACATCTTCTACCCCGGCACGACCGGCGGCGGCGAATGCAATGTTCTAACTACGGCGCTGACGCAAGCGCCCATTCTACGCATCAAGACCGCTTCCGGCGCACTATCTACCGCGTACCCGATTTACACGCAGGACTCTAGCAATAACCTGCAAATTGCCTTTACGCCGACCGGCGGCGCAGTCTTTAACGAGAGCGGCAACGATGCCGACTTCCGAATCGAAGGCGACACGCAGGCGAATCTATTTGTTCTCGACGCATCGGCCGACGCTATCGGCATCGGCACGGCTAGCCCGTCGTCGTCGTCGCAAATGACGATTGCCGCCGGAACCACGACGAAAGGCCCGCTACTGCTGACGAGCGGAACGAACTTGACGACGCCCGTTAATGGCATGTTCGAGTATGACGGCACAAATTTGTATTTCACGACCGGCGGCACACGCAGAACCGTGACGCTGGTTTAACCATAGGAGCGCCGAGCGAATGATTACCCGCGAGAGCATCGAGAAACGGATTGCCGACACCGAAGCGGCAAAGCAGCAGCACATGGCGAACGCCGCCGCGTGCGAAGGCGCTATTCAGATGGCGAAAAGCATTCTTGCCGAACTGACCGCGCCGACGGAAGCGCCGCCGACGGAGTAACCCGACGCGAGACGCACTACAACAACGACCAGCGGCGGCGGCGCATGATGCCCGCCGCCGTTGTCGTTTGTGCTCGTCGTCGCCGCTACGTCGCACCGTGGAGGCCGCGAGCGAAGACGACGCTAGACGGTTCGCCGACGGCTTTCGTAGGATCGAGATAGCTAGCGACCGTGACGCGCCGCGAGCTATGGCCGAGCGCCGCAGTTGCATCGCCGCCGGCCGCTTCTAACAACGTGGCAAACGTGCGCCGCAGGGCTTGCGGCTTGAAGCGCCGACCCGACGGCAGACCGGCGCGCTTAAGTAGCTTCGTATAACGAAGGTAGAACGCGCCCGACTTGTGACCGCGCAACCACGGCACCGCGAACACGCGCGCGAAGTAATCGACAAGAAGCGTAGAACCGTTAGGACTGGTTTTCAATGCTGTGCGCCTCATAGTTTTAACCCTTGAGTATTGCACACATTCCGTTGACGTGAGGGAACTTAGTCCCCCTGTTGTGATGATGCGCGATAGACAACTCCTGTCCACCGCATTTGAGCGCCGACCGTCGGCACTCACCTAAACATTCCCAATCGGGCCGGGCGCGATTCGTCGCGGCAACGGTATTGCTTCCGTTGTTTTCTTACCCCGGCCCGATTGGTTTGCCGAGTTTTTCCGATACGGGTACAATAATCAGGAGCAACCCTAGATGGAACTTCCAAAAATGATGATTTCAGTACAGCAGGCCGCCGACATTATCGGCGTGACCGTTTCACGAGTTCGGCAAATGCTCCGCGCCGACGAATTGAACGGCGTGAAGATCGGCCTACGGACTTGGATCGTAGACGAACGATCGGCGAAAAAGGCCGCTAAATCGCCGCATTCTGTAGGCAGGCCGCGAACGAGCAGCGCCGCCGCGAAATAATTTACGGATTGCATTGACCGGATTCCCGGTATCGGTAATATTGCACGCCACGCCGACAGAGACGCCGTAAGAAAACGTCCCCGTCGGTCAGTTTGAAAAAAGCTATCTAGCAACGCGCGGCTTTCTAAGCGTTTGGCACGATGCACGCCCGCGCGTCTCTCACCACCGCAAAGGACTGCGCGCCTCTTTTGGTTCTCACCAAATCGGCAACACCCTTTGCGGCCTCACACGAAAGGCCGTAATGAGCGCTAAACCAGTTGGCGAAGGAATCTTTCGAGGCGACCTGATTGCCAAGCCCGGTATTGTTTACGACTACACCGAGATAACCGGCTCCATCTACGCCCGTGGCGCTGACACGAAGACGGCCTTCCCGAAGCTCACGAGCGTCGGCGGCTCCATCGACGCCAGTGGCGCTGACACGAAGACGGCCTTCCCGAAGCTCACGAGCGTCGGCGGCTCCATCTACGCCCGTGGCGCTGACACGAAGACGGCCTTCCCGAAGCTCACGAGCGTCGGCGGCTCCATCTACGCCCGTGGCGCTGACACGAAGACGGCCTTCCCGAAGCTCACGAGCGTCGGCAGCTCCATCGA